AGCAGGCCGGCACGGTGTCGCACGCTTTCGGCGTGAGTATCGACGATACCTCCACTGCGATCTCCATGTTCGCCAACGCCGGCATCACCGGTTCCGATGCCGGCACCCTGCTGAAAACTTCCCTGCTGGCGCTCACTGATCAAGGCAAACCCGCGCAAAACGCCATTCACGATTTGGGCCTGACCGTCTACGACGCTAAGGGAAAGTTCGTAGGGCTGCCGTCCCTGATCGGCCAGCTGAACGCCGCGTCAAACCGCATGACGGAGGAACAGTACCAGGCGGCAACCGCCACCCTGTTCGGCTCCGATGCCATGCGCTTCGCTTCTATCGCTGCAGGTAAAACCACCGAAGATTTCAATGCCCTCAAGGAAGCAGTCACCCGGCAGGGGCAAGCCGCCGAGGTGGCCGCCGCCCAAACCAAAGGATTGCCGGGCGCCCTGGAACGCCTCGCTAATGCGAAAGAAGATTTGACTCTTGGCCTATTTGAGGCTCTCCAGGATGACTTGGTGGCAGCTGCCGACGCCGGTACTGCCGCTCTCGGCAAGATTGGTCCCGCCGCCGAATCAGGCATCCACCTAGCTTCAGACGCTGTGCACGGGCTTGTTACCGCGCTCACCCCCATAGCTGGTCTTGCAGCCACCCTCGCCAGCGACTTCACCGGCCCATTGCTCGGCATTGCCGCCGTCATGGCCCTGAAAAACTGGACAGACTTTCCTACGAAGATTCAGCAGGCCACCCAGTCGATGGCCACGATGAAACAGGGCGTTGCTGACCTGCAAGAATACTACCGAAAAGGCCACAAGGCGATCAGCGAGTTCGACGCGAAAACCCAATACATGATTACATCATCCAACGGGTTGACGCAGGCCCTGGGCAGGTCGCGGGAGGCATTCAGCTCCGGGTCGGAAGCTATGCAAGTCGCAGCTAAACGCTACTTCTACGCCGGTAATACCATTGCCTCCAACGCCGCGAAAATCGGCAATGCCGCCGCGGGTGCGGCTAAAGGCGGCCTATCCCTCATGAAGTCCGCCGCGGGCGGCCTAGTAGACGCTTTGGGCGGGCCATGGGCTGTTGGCATCATGGTCGCAGGCGCAGTCATCGGCGGGTTCGTCGAGGCCAACCATGCCGCCACCGAAGCCCAGCGCAAACTAGCGTCGGCGACAAAAGCAACCCAGGCCGCCCAAAATGACCTGGCCAAAGCGGTTTCCGGCACCACTGGCGCCCTAACCGAACAGGCGAAAAAAGCGGCAGAGCAACTCGCCGACGCCAGCTTGACCCAGCTCACCGCCATCGGCAAAGCCCGAGAGGGATTCATCTCCCATGCGGACCCCACTCGCGCATCCTCCGAATGGAACAGCCTTTCCCTGAAGGAACAGCAGGAAGCGACGCACAGTGCATCTGAAATATCAGACGCCTACGAAGTGCTGAAAGCCAAGCTCACCGCCACTGGCCTGAGCATGGAGAATCTTAACAGTATTGTTGCCGAGGGCGGCGACGACTACAAAAAGCTAGTCAGGGAGCTGCGTGCCGCTGGTGAGGAAGGTGAGCGCGCTGCAGGCTACCTGGAGAAATCACGGAAGCAGATCGAAGACACCATCGCTGCTGCGCGCCGGGTTGACCCCGCCGCCGCCCAGGCTGCGAAAGGCATTGACACCTTGGCGGATTCGTCGGCCAACGCTAATGACCGGCTGACTGCCCTGGAATCGGTCATGCAGGCTATGGGCCTGGCCCCCATAGCAGCAGAAGAAGCGATGGCTTCCGCAGCTCAGGCTGTGGATGACATGGTGAAATCCGCCGAGACAGCGAACCATCCGGTTGAGCAGCTGGGCGAGAACTTGGGTGACCTGGCTGCCGGCAAGCTGGATATGACAAACGCCTCCGCTAGGGAGCTGAGTAAGAAGCTCTCGACGATGCGGCAGGAGCTGGAAAAAGTCGCCACCGCGGGCGGTAATACTAATGAGGCGTACCAGCAGATGCAGGGTTCCTTTGCCACTATCGGCCAGGAGTTCGGCCTGACCGCGGAGCAAGTCCAGCACCTAGCTGACACATATGGCGTGCTGCCCAAAGAGATCACGACCCTGGTTGGCGTCAATGGTGAGGGGGCCAAGAAGGAATTGGCCACAGTGTGGGCCCAACTCTACCCACTCGAAGCCGGCGCCAGCATCGAGGTCAAGGCTGTGGGTGACCAGGCCATGGGCGTACTCAAAGACCTGGGTATCAAAGCGGAAAAATTACCTGACGGCATCAACATGAAGCTGACCGCCACCGACGCTGACGCTGTGGCCAAGCTCGGAGAAGTGGCAGCGAAAGCCGACGCTATCGGCGACAAGCCGGTCGACGTGAAACTGCTGCTGGACGACACGCGGTTCACGACCAACGTAGCAGCTGCCAAAAACCTGGTCGACGACTTGGCAATCCAGAAGCCTTCCCCCCAAGCGCAGCTCATCATTGATGATTTCCTCAAGACTGGGGAGATTGCCAAAGGCGACCTGTACTACCTGACAGGCTTGTCAGCCCGCCCCCAGGCTGAACTGAATAAGGACCTGTTCGATGCCGGATTTAACACCACCAAGGAGCAGCTGGACTCGCTCACCCGCACCACAGCGATGCCAACCGTCGACGCGAACACCGCGCCCGCGCACAACAAGATTCGTGATCTCTGGAACGCGCTAGTTTCGCTGACAGCCATGGGGCCAGTCAGCGTTATGGGCATAGCGGCGAAAGCCACCGGGCTTTCAGGAAAAGCCGCTGGTGGCCGCCTACCAACAACTGGCCCCGGCACCGACACCACCGATGGCATCCTGGCGGTCAACGCCCAAGGCGCACCCCTGGCGTGGGTGGATGCCGGCGAGTGGATCATCAACCGACGCTCAGCTGACCAATACAACCACACCCTGCACCACCTGAACCAGGGTGATGGGCCAGGCGCCCTGGCGGCCCTCTACAACGAGCTGCCCCGCCACGCTACAGGTGGGCGGGTGCAGAAAGTCAAGGCCGATCTGGCCCCGCTGGATGGCACCCCCTACATCCTGGGCGGGTTTTCCCTGGCTGGTGTGGATTGCTCCGGTGCTGTAAGCGCCGCGGTGAACTCGTGGGAGGGCGCCCCGATCTTCCAGTCCCGCATGAGCACCGCCACGGAAGGCCCATGGCTTGCCGCACACGGCGCCCTGCCTGGCCGCGGCAACCCCACCGATTTCCAGATCGGCTGGTGGGATAACGGTGGCGGCGCCAACGGGCACACCGCCCTTAAACTTCCCGACGGTACCTACATCGAATCCGGTGGCAACACTGGTGGTGGCCTCACCATCGGGCGGGGTGCCGGCCCTCTCGACGGGCGGGGTTTCACGAACTGGATGCACTTTTCCGGCAGTGCCGCTGACCTTAACATCCCCGCCCTGGAGCTAGCGTTTAGCAGCCTCACCGGTGGCGGCACCAGCGTGAGCTGGGGCGAAGCCCAATCCCTCCACGATCTGGCCATCAAATATTTAGGCGCAAAGGTCTATGACCAGGGCGGCATCCTGCCCCACGGTGGCGTAGCGGTCAACCTTTCTGGACGCCCAGAGATGGTGCTGCCCCCGACGCTAAGCCAGGCGGCCCGTAACGGGCAGCTGCAGGCCACATCCCCGGAGCTGGCCCGCGCCGTCGACAAGCTCACCGCAGCACTGGCGGGGGCGACCGCGGCATTCGTCAAAGCCGCGAAAGAGCTAGATGCGCCAGTGCGCGCCGGGTCGAAGGAACTGGCAGCTTGGGGTGGTGGCTTCCTTGGCAAGAGTCAGGTTGTTATTGACGCTGAAAAAGGCCTGGTGGATACCCGTAAGGCCATTGCCGATGAGTCCAAGGACATCGCCGACGCCGAGAAGGAATTGGCCAAGGCCCGCAAGGACTTGTCGAAAACTGAGCGAGACAACGCCGATAAGCTCATCGACGCGCAGGACCGGCTGCGGAAAGCCCGCAGTAAAGACAAAGCCAGCGCCGAAGACATTGCCGACGCCGAACGCAACCTCGCCAAGGTGCGTGAGGATGCCCCGGAGAAATCCCAAGAAGCCGCCGAGAAGATCGCCCAGCAGGAAGAGAAGCTGGCCGAGGCCAGGAAGAAAGCCGCCGACTCCGCGAAGCGACTAGAGGCCGCCGAGCGCACAGTTACCGCAGCCTACTACCAGGCCCTGGCTGACCTCATTGACGGCGTGAGCGGGCACCTAGCTTCCGCCGCTGGGCACTTCGGCGAGTTCTTCGACACCCTCGGCAAAGCCGCCGAGATCGCCGATGCCGAACGGAAGGCCATAGGGGAGCTGCAGCAATCGCAGATCCGCAATGGCCTAGCCTTACAGAAGTCCTTGTTGGATTTACAAACTGCGGAATGGGACGTACACACTGCCCGTGCGCAGGGGGCTATCTCGGTGGCCCAGGCGGAGAAACAGTTAGCGGAAACCCGCAAGCAGCAGGCGCTGCTGGGGGCGACCGGCATTGAGGCCATGGGCGCCGCCCTCGACCGTTTCCGTACCACGGGGGTGTTCTCGATCGGTCAAGTTGCCGATTCGGTTGTCGCCCAGACCGCCGCTGTGAAGGCCGCGGAGTGGGCGGTTGCCGAGGCCCGCGCCCAGGCAGCTGCCGACCAGCACGCCGCCACCCAGAAACAGGCCCTGGCCCAGCTGGATGTCGCTGATGCCACCCTGACCCAGGCGAACACTGCGGAAATGCTGAGGATCAAAACCGAGGCGCTCACGCAGCAAACCGCCCAGCTGTACGGGTTAACCCCCGCGGCAGCCCAGGGCGCCAGCGCTGGCTTTAGTGGCATCGGGAAGCTCCTCGGTGGTTTGGGTAAGATCGCCGCTGGCATTGCCGGTGGTGCCGCAGGCTTCGCGGCTGGCGGTCCTCTGGGTGCTATCCCAGGTGCCACTATTGCCCTCGGCGGCCTGGGCGACCTGGTGCGCGGTGGCTTCGACCTTCTCAACAACAAAGCTTCCGTGGAGGAAGCCTGGAAAGGCATGGGCCTAGCCCAGAAAGCCGGGGTTGTTTTGGGCGGTCTGGGCGGTGGGGCGCTCGCTATCGGCGGCGCCGCGCTTACCCCCCAATACGGCGCCGAGGCAGCCATCGGCGGCGCTAAGCTGGCCGACCAATGGACCGATGCTGTCCTGGGCGGCATGGCCCACGGTGTGGAATCGAAGATCGCTGCTATCCAGCGGCAAACCACGGACCGTACCGATCGGCTAGGGCTCGCCACTGACGCCCAAAAACTCCTCCTCGATACCAGGCGGCAACAGCTAGAGCTCGCGGGCGCAGCGAAAGCCGAAGCGCTGAAAGCCCAGGTGGACTACGCGAATTTACAGAAACAATTAGCGGAGGCCACCACCAAGGCGGAGATCGACGCCCTCACTGAGGCCGCCCGCGTGGCGGCTACCAAGCGCGATGCCATGCTGGTGCTGGCGGCACGCCAAGCCCAGGCTGCTGAATCCCAGCTGGCGCACACCCGCGCGCTGGTGGAAGCTGCCCGCTCCGGCGCCACCCAAGCCGGAGTGAAAACCATTGATATTAATGTGCGCATCCCTGACGGCGTGAACACCTTCACGCGCGCCGATATCGCGCGCATCACGGCCGAGGCAGTGAAGGCTGCCACCGGCGCCGACTATGTGAACGCCCGAATCTAGTTAGAAAGGGGGTTGCCCGTGTACGAGATGACCTACGTGTCGCCTGACGGCGCATCCTTCGCTCTCACCGGCGGCCAGATCGAGGTTGCCGAGGGTGGCGTCGACAAACTCACCGGTAGTGTCAAGGAGCGTGCTTACGTTGCGGTGGGCATGCCGGGGCAACTACTCGAATCGCACGTTATCGAGCCGATCCGCGGGTCGCTTACCCTGGTGATAGACTCCACCCCCACCAAACCCGCGGAGGTGTTGGCCTTCGAGCTGCGCAGGGCGTTCTCTCATTATCGGCTAGGGCAACTAGCAGTCGCCACGCCCCGCGGCGTAGCTAGGCTCCGATGCCGGCTAGACGGCACCATCGCCGACCCCGCCGAGGTGTACAGCCGCTCCAGCGGCCTAGAGCTGCGCATCCCCCTGGCTGCGGATGAGGGCGTCTGGAAGATCGGCCCATACACGGGCGCCGGCAAGATCAACGTTTCAAACTTCGGTGACACCGCTACCTACCTGGAAATCACCTGGCAAGGTGGTGGTGGCCCTATCGCCCTCCCCTCCGGCGCTACCCTAACCCTGCCCACCGCCTCCGAACGCCGACACCTGCTCCTCAACCCCACCGACTCCTGCGCCATCATTGACCCCGCCGGCGGCGTTGATCACACCCTATGGCAACAAATCCCCTACCTGCCTGAGGGGGTGCCAGCAGGCGGGCAGCGCACGTACCAACTGCCCGCTGGAGCCACCGCCACCTGGCATGTTTCCACCCTCGACCCCTGGAGGTGACACATGATCGACTGGACAGCCCACCGCAAACACCGCGAACAGGTCATTGCCGACACCGGCCAGTGGATAGGCCTGCTCGACGCCGACGGCAACCCCCTCATGGATCTACCCCCTGTAGTATCCATGGTGGCGCCGGAGGCACGCAACGACCCAGGCTCCCTAGAACTTACAGTCCTGTGCCGCAGCAGCCGCGGCATCATCCACCCCGTTGTTACTGAGCTTGTCGCCGAACAACTTGGCGTGCTCAACCCTGAAGGCAAGCTCGTCCCTGTCGCCGACCGGACCCGCTTCGTGGCCATAGAACGCGCAGGCGTGCCGCGCCGGGTGTACTGGGTGACCCACACCGTAGCAAGGGGCGACGCCGATGCCCCCGCCACCCTCACAATCCATGGTGTGGGGCTAACGAAGTTACTGTCGAGGTTTCCCGCGATGTCTGCCCCGACCACGTGGCAGCAGTCGTTTAGGAGATTTGAGCGCGACTGGGTAGGGCCGGAAAACACCAAGGTCACGTTCTCGCGGCCTAGGGAGCTAGCGGGGATGAAAATGGTGACCGTCGCTGACGGCGCCACCCTCGATGGCCCCGCCGAGGCCACCATCCGACGGCTGATTGCCGAGTCGTTAGCAGCGGCGTTTCGGGTTGCTGGGATCACTAAGGATCCGCCGATCCAAGTAGCGACCACCCTGACGGGACGCCCCTCCCCGCGTATCCTGCTTCGCCCCACGGATGGGCCGCTGCTAGAAGAGATCGCCCAACCGGCTGCCGCGGCGGGCGTTATCATCACCGCCCGAATGTGGTGGCCAG